GCATACACCGCAATTTGCTTATAGGTGAATGAAACCCCGCCGTCATTGGTCGGCCCTGCTCCATTTGGGTTGAATGAAGTGAACTTCATTCCCTCAAGCTTGATCTTGCTGGTCTTTGATGCGCAAAGTCCAAAATAACGCGGATAGCTGGTTGTGTAGGTTGCCATGCCAGTTATTGGCTGCATGTCAAGCCAAAAATCCTGCAGCGTTATCGTGTGAGCACCTTCGGATGTTTTAATGAATGACCAGCCACCTGAAGTTGTCCCGTCAAGGTTCTTCATCACCACCTTTGACGACCACCCGTCACCCCTAAATGAGATAGTGTTCTTTGCTCCAAGGTTTATAACTGCATCTAAGATGTTCCACGTGGTAGTTGGCGCCTTGCCAGTGAAGTCAAGAATATAGGTGCCAGATGGAATGTAAAGCGACATTCCGGAGCTGATGGCAGCACCAGCGGCAATGAAGGCAGACAGGTCATTGGTTATCCCATCACCAACAGCGCCAAAGTCGCGCACAGACACCGATTCACGCAATTTCACCAGCACTGTTCTAGCGACAGCTCCAACCTCTGGTCGGGCGTATCCGACCAGAGACGCGCCCTTGCCGTCCGCCGTGCTGGCGAGGTCGATTGCAAGCTGCGTTGCGCCCTGAGCTGTGGCAGCAACCGCTACCGGATCGCCGTCATCGTCAAACGCCAGCAGCATGTTCGCGCGTTCTGCCGCTGGCGGCAAGTTCGCCATCTCCTCACCAAGCGGAGCCCGCACCGAGCGAGCCGTCAACTCCACCGCGGCAGCGGAAAGTTGCTGTACCTGCTCAATCACTTCCGATAGGGATGTCCCCTCCCCGGCTGCGGGGCTTTCCGAATTGAACCCAAGGGGCTGGACAATGGTAGGATTGAAAGACATGTTAAGCCTCCTGGCGTGCTAGGCGCTGGTTGCGGAGTTTTTCGACAAGTTCGTTAATTGTCAACTCGGAGGGAAGCTTCGGCAAGCCGGAGCCTTGAGGCTTTTGAACGGCGGGTAGCCAGGGGCGAGACATGCAGGCATAGCGAGTTTCGTCATAGGCGTGATCCTCGGCTTCCGTGTCAACGTCTTCAGGATCAGTGTCGTCGTGCTGAAGTGTCGGGATTGTGCGGATGGAATCATCGCAACAGTCGAGAAAGTAGAGGGCGGGAAGGCCATCAGCCCCGACAAGGCGTTGCCGCATGGCTTCGGCGCCAGCCTTTCGCTTGTTGTCCGCCCGCCGCCAATTTACCCCCTTGACGATCATGCTTTCAGCAATGGAAGGGCCCCCGTCGCGGATGAAGATGGAGGGGTCGGCTACACCGTAGGAAACTCGATTGCGGAACTTCTTTTCCCGCTCGATGATCCCCTGGGCGACAAGGTCGGCTGTCATTTTGAGGCCCTTGTTCGGGCCGCAGGCGCCGTACCATTCAGCGAACTTGAGGAGGGCGTTTTTCGGCAACCCCCAAGTGCCGTCGGAAAGTGCATACCAGCCGACGGAAAAGGGCTTCGCGGATCCCCAGTCGAATGCGCGGAAGCAAAGAGCGGATTGTGGGATGCGCGGCAGCCAGTCGCGAGAGGGGAGGACATGCTTCGCCTCATCCCACTCATCAAAGAAAGCCCCATCGACAATTGACCAATCCCCTTCGAGCCAGGCCTTGACCAGGGCCTCGGAGCCGGACTGGCGGAGCCGGAGGATGTAAGTCGGATCATTCCGCATTAGCAAGGCGTTGTCGCCGAGCTTCGACGGGATGAAGACTCGGTCGAGGGAGACCATTTGGCGTTGGCCTTCAAAGACCAGTTCCGTCATCTCGCGGATGATCTGGAACCCTTGTGGGGCAGGGTCAATGTAGCGGGCCTTTACCCAATTGTGACCAGGACCCCCAGGGTTGCCGGTAAGGCGCATACCAACAGGAACGCCAGCACCTGAGCGGAGTGTCGCACGCAACTTGTCAATTGGCCCCGGGAGCGGAAAGTTGGTGAGTTCCTCGACGTAAATGCGGGTGTAGGAATGGCCCTGGTATTCCTCCGCGTCGGAGTCCCGTTCCAGGTACACAAACTTGAGTCGTGCGCCGTTCGCCATTGACCAGGTTTTTTGCTGCTCATTGTACTTGGCTCCGAGGAGGGGGAAGAGTTGCTTAGTCCGGGCGATGACTTCGGAAAGCTGGGTGAGCTTCCGCCGGACGAAGATGCCGATGGCGTGCTCGCCGTAGAGGGAGGAGTGCTGGAGCCAGTCGCCGATGGAGGATTCGGTTTTGCCCCCGCCCCGAGCGCCACCGTAGAAGACCTCGAAAACGGGACATTCAAGGAGATCGGTCTGGGGGCCGGGCTGGGGCTCCCAGATGATCTTTTGGGAAAGGGGCGGGGTCAAAATTCAATCATCCAATTGTTATGGGCAATCACCACTGGCTGAGCTTAATGCGTTGACTCAGTGGGGCACCCTCGGGATGCGCTTCAGTGCGTCAGCCACGTAGCCGGCAACTATGGCGTAACCGGCGTTGAGCAGGTGCACCCGGTTCGGGGACAGCTCTGCCCAGATCCACCCGGAACCATCGAAATCGGCCGTCGTGTACCCGGAGAACGCGAACGCCGATCCGGGCTGCCGAACGTCGACGACAGCATCAAAGTCGAGCTGTCCAGCCTTCATGGCCGCGTCGACAGCCGACATGATCCCGTTTAGCCGCTCGCGCTCGGCCTGGCTGGTCATCAGCCCCGAGGTCTCGCGCGGGATCGTCGTCAGTCCGACGATCACCCAGGGATGAGCCGACCTGCGGGCCGCGATGTAGGTTGTGATGTCGGAGATGATCTGCGCGGCGGACAGGCCCGGCGTGTTGCACGCCGAGTTCGTGGTCTCCCAGCAGATCAGCACGTTGGTTTTGCCGGACTGCCACGCGCCGTCAACGTCTACCGCCCCACTGGTCATGGCGGACCACCGCTGCCCGCTGATGCCGCAGTTTGTCACCGCCGCACCGCTGCCAGCCATCGGCGCCAGGGCCGCAACCTGCACCGGTAGCGTCTGGCCTCCGGTTGCGCCAACGCCGTACACCAGCGAGTTGCCGTCCCACACGACGTTCACGCTCGAGTCCCAGCGCAGGCGCCGCGCCGAGCGGGTAGATGCGATGTGCGCCGGCATCAGATGACCCCGAAGCCTTCAACGTCGACGGCCTGCGCAGACAGTCCGCCGAAGTTCAGCAGGCAGTACAAATTGCCGCTGATGCCCGCCCACGTGTGCATCAGGGTCCATGTCGCGCCGTTGTCACTGGACTTGTACGCATTGCAGGTCGTTCCGTCCGCATCGCGGCCTACGCGCAGCATGTCGCCGTTGGTGACAGCCAAGGCCCCGCCCGTCGGTGTCTGCGAGCCCGTGACCCCCGTGCTGACGTTGTAAACGTTGGTGCTGCGCCCGTACAGCCCGCAGGCAGCCGTGCCGAATGCGCCCGTTGCACCGGTTGTCTTCAGTCCGATGTGAAACGCATTGCCCGTGCTCCACCCGTCCAGCTTAGCCTGGAAGTAGCCCCCCGCCCCGCTGGGGATCTTGAGCGATGTCACACCCCCTTGCGAGCCGGAGAACGAGGCATTGGCCGCAGTGCAGGTGTAGGTCCAGCCAGCCGACGCATCGCCGCTCTGAGTGATTCCCGCGACCGTCGTCAGCTGGGCGTTGACCAAGCTGGTCGCAGCCCCGGTGCTGCCGGTCGCGGTGCTGCTGTAGGAGCTGGTTCCGATGGCATTAACGGCAGCCACCCGGTAGTCGTAGTTCGTGCTGGCTGTCAGTCCGGTGACAGTTGCGGAAGTTGCGGTGCTGACGCCGTCTACAAAAGTGGTCCACGTCCCGGCACCTGCCGGAGACCATTGCACGACGTAATCGGTCAGAGAAGACCCCCCGTCGCTCGCCGGGGCAGTCCAGGACAGTGGTTGCGTTGTGGAAGTGGCTGTACCAAGGGTCAGTGCCGTCGGGGCGCCGGGAACCGTTGCGGCAGCACTGACGGTGGACGCGTTGGAGGTTCCGTTCGCAGACCCGTAGTCGTTGGTGGCTGTGACGATGCATCGCAGCGCCTTGGTGGCGTCGTCGAAGACCGGGGTGTAGCTGGAGGCTGTGGCCCCGCCAATGTTGGCGCCGTCCAGCGTCCACTGGTAGGTGTAGGTGATGGCGGCTGATCCGCTCGCCGAGCCGGTGACAGAAGTGGCGACACCAACTGTTGCCGCGCCAATAGATGGAGCAGACGGCCAGCTTGGGGCGGTCGGAGTGGACAAGATAGCGCCAACGTAAGCGCCACAGGCCCAGAATTTCGCATCACCAGCCCGGAACAGCTGCACGAGGTTTCGAGCCCCGCTGGTGTTAACGTACCCGAAGGCCGTGGCCGCAGCCCCATCCAGTGTCGGTACGTTGGTTCCATCGGCGATCAGGACAGCCTGGGTGCAGCCGCCGCGCACCGAGCTAGTGTCGCTGCTCGTAAGCGCCAGTGCGCCGGCCACGGTGTAGCTACCCATGTCCTTATAGGCGGCCGTGTCCCAAGTGGTCGACCACGTCGTGACCGTGGGGAGCGCAGACCCGCCCGCGACGCCGCCCTGCCAGTCTGAAGATCCCAGGTACGCATTCAGAGCCGCGGTGATGTCTGCGCCCGTCATCGCCCCGCCACCTGGTACCGGAGATTGGTTTGGTGTAACCAACTGCTGCGAGGGGGTCAGCCCTACAGGTACGGAGGCCGGAACCGGCTCAATCACATTATACCCAGCCGGTGCGGGCAGCTTCGACGCGCTCGTCGCAGGATACAACCCCCCTGCGCCTTGCGGGTATTGAGGGCTCAGCGCCATGAGATTACTCCAAAAAATACCCTTAGCGGGTCTGTTCAATCACAGTGAGATCCCCGCCGTTCCGGGAGGCCGCCCAGGCAGCCGCGTCGGGGACTTTCGAGGGAAGGGCGACGACAAAGTTCGTCTGGACGTTGAGGTTTTGCTGCCGAGCGCCGTAGCCAAGGGCCTTGGAGACGACGTTCGTGGCATTGAGGGCTTGGTCGAAGGTGGCGGAGGGGAGCTCGAGCTTTTCCAGGACAATGTCCAGGGACTTCGAAGCCACCGCGCGGAGCTTTTCGTCGATGGAAAGGGCAATCGCCGGGTCGACGAGATCGGCTTTGCGCTGGGCCAACCTGGCCAGGAAAGCGTCGGAATTCATGATCCGCGAGACCCAGGCCTGCGTGTAGCCGAAATGCCTCGCAACCTCGCCTTGCTTGATCGCCGGCTGGGCGAGGAGCAGGTCGATCATCGCGTCGTGGGAGTACTTGACTCGGGCGATGGCGAGGGCAGCACTTTCCGTCCCTTCGAGGGGCGGGGATGGCTGGCGGAGGAATTCGGCAGTGGCAAGGTCGGGGTTCATGGCGGGGCTCCGGTCGCGGATGGCACAGGGTAACAGGGGCTGGGAGCGGTGTCAAGCTAGGGAGGGTGGGAAGGGGGATGGGAATCCCCGCGGGGTTACTAATTCTTAATTCCCCGGAATTTTCCACCGGGAGTCCCCCTCACCTACCCCCGGCACTGGCGAAGCCCCCCCCCCCGGCGGACCGGGATCAGGAGAGCCCAAACCCCGCGACCTTTCCCTCCTCAGCCTCCCATTAAGAAAAAGCGTGAGAAACTGAGGGGACGGAAAAAGTGGCAGTGGTGCGTGCGGTGGCAATGCCGCTAAACCCCCGGCGAACCGACCCCCGGCCTGCCGCTGACTACCCCCCCCCCCTAACAGGTGGCGCGCTGCAGGATGGGCGAGGTCAGGCACGGAATTTGCTACGCGCAGGCGCGGCTTGTAGGTTTGTCGGGGTGGAAACACCCGGGAATTAGGGGTTCGACTCTAACCATCGCGTGGGGGGTTGACACGGCGGCGGCCTGGGTGTCAAATAGAGGCATCGGTTAGGCAAGGTGCCTGGCCGGTAAACCGATAGGAGATGATGATGGGCACGACGACGACGACGACAATGCAGGCACATATGGATAGCGTGCAGGCGGCCTTGGTGGCGTTGCACGCGGCGCGCACTATGATGCCCCCCGGGGAGGCCCGTGCCTTGGTGACGGTTGCCATCCGGGGACTGGAGGATACCCTGACGCGCATGTATGCCACCAAGGCCGGTGTGTATGCAATGGCAGGCGCCTTGGAAGGTTGATTCCATCCGCCTATGGGGTTATGCCCCATATGGGATGCAATCCCGCATCGCACACATAATCGAGGTTAATGATGGCAAACGAAAAGCGCGACACGGCAATTTCTGCAACGATCCTGACTGAACCATCCGGCACCCCCTACGGGTTGAAACTGGAATTCGCCAATGGGCAAACCCTGTCGATTTCCCAGGGTCAATTGGATTCGGATATCCGGGCACATGCGACGATTCACGGGTTGAAGCAAAAGCTCGTGGATGCTGCGGCATTGTCCCGGAACCCTGACACGGGCCGGTCAGCGACAATTGAGGACAAGTACCTCGCGGTTCGTGAAGTCTATGACCGGCTGATCGCCGGTCAATGGAACAAAAACCGTGGGGATGGCGCGGGTACGGGTGTGGGCGGGTTGTTGTTCCGTGCGTTGTGCCGGCTGTATTCGGGGAAGACCCCCGATCAAATCCGCGCATTTTTGGACGGGAAGACCAAGGAGGAGCAATCCGCGCTGCGCAAAAACCCGCGGGTTGCGGGGATTATCGAAACGCTCAAGGCGGAATCCGCCAAAACCACGGATGTGGATTCGGATGATATGTTAGCGGACCTGGAAGACTAACCCGCATCCCGCACCCCCGCAAGGCCCCGGCATCGTCCGGGGCTTTTTGCTTCTGGGTTTCATCCGGGTGTTAATGAATCTTAACCCCGGCGGGATTGATTGTAACAATCGACCGATTTAAACGACCGTGGCGGCGTTTTCGGGCGAGCTGGTGGGGTAGCCTACCCCACCCCCCGAAAACGGCATGGTGGGGCATCCGGGCATGGGCATCCGGGCATGGGCATTCGGGCCGACCTATCCCACCGCACGTCACGGAACCGCCATTGCACCCATTGCACCCATTGCAACCCGTTCCTGGGCGTGTACGGTGTACCAGTTCGTTTTGTTGCATGGGAGTTTCGTGGGAGTTCCCTAGGGTGTACGGTGTACGAGGTACCCCCCCCCTTACCTATCCCTCCCCCCGATCCATTGTATCCATTGTAAAATTTTTTTTTTTATAAAACGGGGTCAATGGGCAGGTATAGGGGGGGCCCCCTTCTACACCGTACTTTCTAGCGAACTCCCATATAACTCCCACGAAACTTTTTTAAACACTTCGCAATTTCACATTGAATGCAATTTTTACAATGGGCACAATTGATTTTCGCCCGGGGATTCCCTTACTCCTGATCCCCGATCCGCCACCCGATTCCCCCTTCCCTCCCATGGACCAGCAAAAATCCGTCCTCCAAGGCCTGTGGCGCAAAGCCGGCCGGCAAGATGAACCCCTGGAAATTGCCTGCGCGTCGAATGCGGACGCCAAGCGCTTGCGGTTTGCCCTATATAACGCGGTGCGGGAGTTCAAACCGACGCCAAAGGGGGATCCCGCGAAGAAACTCGCCGATCCCGCCCTCCAGATGGCCCTGGACAAATGCAGCGTGTCGTTTCACGAGCAGGACTCCTCCATCATCATAATCCGTCAGAAAACCTCCTCCGCGATGATGCAAGCCGCGATGGCGGTGCTGGGGGAGGAAAGAATCCTTGATGAAATGGACGTGGCCGCGGAGGCGAGCTTCGCCTTGGTGCAAAAGAAACTGGCAGAACCGCAGGAGCCGGGGGAATACGTCCCCGGCACGCCCCGCGTGACGCCTTATTACACGAGGTGAGTTATGTCCAAGGGAAAACGTATGCCGAAAAGCCCGGATAGATACCCGATGAACTGGGTTTCGACGGCACGCTACGCAGCAGAAAACCCTGAAACATGGTTAAACGTGGTCTGGGTGCAGACAGAATCCCAAGCGATCTCGCGGATGAAAAGCCTGCGGGAGTTTCGGAACGGGATTTTACTTTACCCCACACGCCTACCAGAACTTTCCTCTAAGCTTCAGTCCGGGTTTGAGCTGACCTTTCGCAAGTGGAGGGTCGTCGTGGGCTGGGATGTGCAGATGCGTTGTCGAAAACAGCAAGGTCCGGTAGAATTCAAAATCATTTCGCAAAGTGATGGTGAAAATTGATTGACAGCCCTCCCCCAATCCCCGAATATCCATCCATCGCGCCGCATTTAGGGGCATACCGGCAAGCACCCCGCCGCGGCGCGATCCACTAAGTGCCTGCCAAACTTTGAAAGACCCGCCATCATGGCCAAGCAAGAACCTCAAATCGAAACCGTCACGATGGAAGACGGCCGTATCGTGGACTTCGCCGGCAAGCGCAAGCTGCTGAAGGAATCCCACGTTACCCCCGAAGGGAAGGTGCAAGTCCGCATGGACTTCCGCAACGGCGCCACCCGCCTGTTCACCATCCCCGACACGATGACTGCCAAGTTCGCGGCCCACGGCGCCGAGCAGAAGCTCGGTGACGAGATCGCCGGCCTGGAAGACACCGCCGACTGCGTGCTGGCCGTGGATGAGCTGATCGACCGCCTGTACAACGGCGAGTGGAGCGTCAAGCGCGAAGCGAACGGCATGGCCGGAACTTCGACCCTGCTCCGCGCCCTGGTCGAGCACACCGGCAAGACCGGCGAAGCGATCAAGGCCTTCCTGGCCGGCAAGACGCAGGCGGAGAAGATCGCCCTGCGCAACAACCCGAAGATCAAGCCGATCGTCGAGCGCATCGAGGCGGAGAAGGCCGCGAAGAAGTCCAACGTGGACACGGATGCGATGCTGGGCGAACTGGCGTAATCCAAGCCCCTGGGCTGGTGGGGGTCGGTCATCAGTCTGACGCCGGCGAATAGCGCCGGGCATAAGCCCCGAGGGAATGGTCTCCCCCTCGGGGCTTTTTGCTTGGGGGATTTGGCGTAGAACTGGGTTGACACCGCGGGGTTAATGGATAATAATACCGTCAATGAAACACAAACCCGTGTTTCAACCCTGGAGACCATCCATGACCCCGCACCTGTCTGACGACCTCGACGACCTCCTCGAGCCCCAAGACTCGAATCCCGAAAACGAAACCGAGACAGGTTTCGACGACCTCGATTCCCTCCTTTCCGAATCCCTCGCATCCGTCAAGGAATCCACGGAAGCCAAAGCCGCTAAGGAGCGGATGAAGCGCGGGGGGCTGAGCGCCGCTGAACAAGCCGCGGATGCAGAGCGTATCCGTCGCTGGGAGCTCGCCCACGAATGGCGCCCCGAGGCCAATGCCGCGCTTTTCGAGCGCCTGACCTGCCGTTGCGGCAGCCATTCCACCATTTTCAAGCAGCTCCTCCAGCGCCAAGTCCACCGGCATCTGCGGAGCAGTCAACGCTGGCAGGCCGTCGCGGCCTCCCGCGCAGATTTGCCGAATGAAGTGATTTTCAAGGAAGTCAAAACGGCAATGTGCCCGGCCTGCGCCCCCGCGGCTGGCTTTGACCTTTCCCTTCCCATGCAGGAGTGGCACGAATGAAGCGCCTGCTGCGTGACCTGCTATCCTTTCTAATCTGGGGATCCCCGGTGTCCGACTGGATCTTCGCAATTGCCCTTGGAATTATGCTCGCGGCCTTCGCCGCGCAAGGAATCTGACCTAATCAGTTCGCGGATTTGCAGTCGCAAGCTTTGGGCCGCGTTAACAAGAAAATGCTGCGACAGGTCTATAATAGCGGGTAAGTTTGTTTTGTTGGTTTTGTTTTCGATGCCGCGCAAGGTGGAAAATCAAAACCAAAAACTTAAGGAGCTGATTGTGGAACTCGAAACCATCCGCCAAGTCCTTCGCCGCCGTGACGGTATGAGCGATGCTGATATCGACGAACTCCTCGCCAATGCACGGGAGGAGGTCGCCGAGGGCGCCGATCCAGAAGAAGTCCTCGCCGATTACTTCGGCCTCGAACCCGACTACCTGTTCGACGCAGAATTCTGCCCTTTCTAAGGAGCCGGCCATGCCCTATTCCTTCGACCGCATGGAAACTCGTCCAGGCGGCCTCGATGACGAGGGCTGCCCAATCCCCCACACCCTTTCCGATTTCTGCCCCACGCAGGCGGACTGGCACGAAATCCACCTCGAGCCGGAAACCACTCCCTTGATCCCCGAGTCCCCTCAACCCGCCAGCTCGACGTTCCTTTCCCGGATCATCGACTGGCTTGCCTGCAGGTAACTATGCCGCGCCCTCGCAAAACCGACCGCCCGGTCGAAAAGACCATCTGCCTCCCCCAGACCCTCGTAGCCCGTGTGGATCTGGAACTCTATTCCGAACTCGAGGGTAAGGTTCCCTTCGGTGCTTGGCAGAAACTCGTCACCGAGCTGCTTGAACGCCATCTGCTGGAAATTTCGGCTAACGCCAAGGAGTCCTAAAATGCAATCCCGTGCTGAGTTCCTTTTCTTCTCTGCCACCGCCGCCGCGCTTGTTGCCTGGCAAATCCTCATCCTCATCGGAGCTTGAATCATGGCCACACTTTCTGAACAAGCCCGACGCGCGGCGATCGCGCTGGAAACCAAGAACTGGATCAACGGCGTCGCGGAGCTTCTCAACAAGCTCGCAGATGCCCTGCAATTCCCGGCACCGCCGGCGGAGGGGAAGTACTCCCGAGCCGTCGTCGAATTCCGCAAAATCCCCTTGACCGTTGACTATTCCTGGGAAGTGGTCGGGGAAACCCCCGAGGGGATTTTCATCTACGGACCTGTCAGCCAGCGCGTCTTCGCCGCGGGGGTGGCGGCTTCGGACCTCTTCAGCGATGAGATGCTTTTGGAACTGGATAAGGTTGTGAAGGAAAAGGTTGAGGAGGGTATGCTGTGAGCAACCAACACGAAGCACTGCGGCTGGCTGATGAATTGGACCGCATGTATGACCAGCTGGACCCGGTGGACGATTGGAGGCCCGTCATTGACGCCGCTGGTGAGGCGCTGCGCCAGATCCCGCGCCTGGAGGCTGCGCGGTCGTCAGCTGTCGCTACGAACGAAGGGTTAGCCAGCACCCGTGCAACGCTGGCACAACAACCGAAAGACCACATGAGCATTGAATCACTTGACCACATCGTCTCCGGAGCGATCTTCGATTTCGCTGGCTTCCTGACAATGCGCAGTGAACGTATCACGCTGTCTGTCGCTGACAACGCAGGCCCCGCCGTAGATGCAGTAAAGGCGTTTCTCACGCTTCGCGGTGTCGATCAGAGCTGCGAACCGTTTCTTCAGTGGCCGTCGCGCTGTAGCGCAGTTCGATCAGGAGGCTTGGTTCCGCTCTGCGGTGGCGGCGACGCATCCTCGGAAGAGGTCGAGCAGCACGACCAGCAGGCCATCCAGCCGGTGGCACTGTTGGATGACCGGCAAGGCGCCCAACGAAAAGGGTAACCCGCCTGTTCGGCCTCTGGTGCCGAAGCGAAAGGAACGTGATGAGCTACAAGTACCACCCGAACCACATTACATCGCTAGCGATGCACAACCTCGTTGACTCGCAGGCTGAAATTGGCGGGTGCTGGCAGCCTGCGCGCCCTGTGAGTTGCCCGGGGCTGTTTCAGCGCTTGCGGCTGGCGTGGCTGGTCTTGGTTGGCCGCGCCGACGCGCTGACGTGGCCTGGGCAATAGAGGCCGAACGCGATGTTCGGCGGCACGCCCGCTGAGTGATTCGAGTGCGGAAACCTGCCGCGGCGGGTCCGCTGCAACAACCTGTTGGGCCTGGTGCCCGAAGCGAGAGAACATGAGCGACTTGATTGCACAAATTCAGATGGCCCAGCGCGATGCTGGCGAACGCGTTGTGATTACGCACCTCGAAGCCAGTGGCCTGGTGACCAAAAGCAAGGCCGAAAAGCGGGACGACGCAAAGGCTGCCGATGTGACGGACGAGCAGATCCGGGAGGTATTCATGGCCAACGGGTTCACGATCAAGCCCGGCAACGACGACCTGAAGCCTTACGTCTACAAGGCCGCAAGGGCGCTCCTCGCGCTGCGCGGTGATGCGCCGACTGCCGGGCGGCAGATGCGGGAGACGCTCAACCACATCGCGCAGTGGGATGACTTCGGGCTTGCGCCCCAGCCCGAAAAACCCTGCCGCTGCGGCCCCGATGGCTGCTCCGACAGCGCCTGCCCGGCAAAAGCCCGCGGCTAAACTCAGCAAAAGAATCCCATGACCATCCTCTACCTCGCCTCCCCCTACTCCCACCCTTCTGCCCTTCGCCGGAATGATCGCGTCGAGCAGGCTTCCATCGTCGCCGGGTACTTCATGCAGCTCGGTTTCACCATCTACTCCCCTATCACCCACGGCCACCGGATCGCCTTCACCCTCCCCCAGTCCCTGAAAGACAGCCACGAATTCTGGATGAGCCAGTGCCTGCCAATCCTCGGCCTGTCCGACGCGCTGCTGCTCCTTCCCCTGCACGGCTGGCGGGAATCCCAAGGGCTTCAACGGGAACTGGCCTATTGCAAGGAGAACCGAATCCCAGTCTTCCTCCTCAACAACCCCGACTACTTCGCTTTCGACTCAACCCTTTGCGACTTCCCCTCCGACGCCGAAATCAAATCCTCCGGCTGGAGCCTCATCGAAGCCCTGCCATCTGCCTGAAAAGGACTCCCCATGCCCGCCACGCTTACCCCTGACCAATCCGCGGCCCTTTCCGCCATCCTCGCCTTCCTTTCTTCCGACGAGCAGTTCTTCACCCTCTCCGGCTATGCCGGCACGGGCAAGACATTCTGCATCCGCGAACTCGTCAACCGTACAAAAGGCCGCTTCGTCTTCACCGCTCCGACCAACAAGGCCACCAAGGTCCTCCGCGAGTCCGTCACGTCGAAGGACTACAAGCCTGAATGCCGGACGATCTTTTCCCTCCTCGGCCTGCGCCTGGAAGCCTCGGGGGAAGTCAAGGAACTCACCGCCCCGGAGGATCCGATCGACCTTTCCCAATTCAAGGCTGTCATCGTAGACGAAGGCTCCATGGTGAACGCCAACCTCTTCCGGCACATCAAGCTTACCGCGAACACCTTCGGGGTGAAGTTCATCTTCCTCGGCGACCCCGCGCAACTTCCGCCGGTCGGAGAACTTCGCTCCCCCATCTGGGCCCTGCCGAACAAGGCCGAGTTGACCAAGGTCCTGCGGCACGACAACCAGATCCTTGACCTCGCCACCCGCATCCGGGAGGTCGTGGATCGCCCGGCCCCCTCCATCTCCCTCGTCTCTGCCCATTCCGACGACGAAGGGGTTTGGAAGGCCGACGGGCCTGAATTCGCCAACCGTATCATCTCCGAAGCCCTTGCCGGGGGTTTTTCTGAACCCAACCAGGCCAAGGCCATCGCCTGGCGCAACTCCCGTGTCGATGAACTCAACAAGCTGATCCGTGGGAAGATCTTCCCCGCAGTCACCTCCCCCTGGTGCCGCGGAGACCGTGTGATCTTCACCGCTCCCGCAAAGGACCTCGACGAGCCAGCTGCCACCACCGACGACGAAGGCACCATCGAAAGCATCGAAACCGAATTCCACGCCTTCTACCCCGAGTTCAAGATCTGGCGGATCTCCATTACCCTCGACGACAACCGCCCTGTCATCGCCCGCGTCCTTCATGAAGACTACCTCCTGGCCTTCAATCGCAAGGCCGCGGAGCTTTCCGACGCCGCCAAGCGCAACGGCCGGCTGTGGAAAAAGTTCTGGGCATTCAAGGAAGCCTTCCACTCCCTCCGCCATGCCTACGCGATCACTGCCCACCGTGCGCAGGGTTCCACCTACGACATGGCCTTCGTCGATTGGCGGGATATCCTCCTCAACAAGAACCGGCAAGAAGCCTTCCGCTGCCTTTACGTGGCCTGCACGCGACCGAAGCGTGCGTTGATTCTGGGATAACTTGGGCTATGGGCATTGACACCCGGGGATTATCCGGCAATAATAACCGGGTGATTGAAATCCCGCCCACCCCCTCCAGCCCTATGCAATCCTTTCGCAGGTGGAAGGACGTATGTGCTGAGTACGGCTTAACCGCTCAGCAGGTACCGAAAGGTTCCTGCGGTGGCTGCGTAGCCGTTAACAACAAGTACCTGTGTGAACAGCTTGTCTGCGCCACAGCCGACGGTAAGTACCGTATTTTTCTGAAAAAGGCCCCCTCATGTCAGCCCAGTCCCCCGAACTCCAGCTCAAAATCCAGCAGTGGCGAGACAAAGCCCGCCAAGGCACGCTCACCATCGACGAAATGAGGGAGGCAATCGCTGCACTGCGCAAGGATCGCTCCTCAATCCCCCAGGCAACCGCCGGGTCGAAGGTCAGCAAAGCCCGAACCGCCGCAGCGAAAAAGCCCTCCGGGGATGATCTGCTGAGCGAATTGGAAGGTTTCTGAACCCAGCCACCTTGAGCATCCCCGCGGTGCTCAATCGGCTGCGTTCCTGCAGCGCATTTCGCAGGAGATTTTCATGAAGATCGTCGTTACGCTGACTGACACAGAAATCCAAGAGATTCTTCTCAAGGCAGTTTCCGCTCGATTCCCTGGTATCCAGTTTGAACGCATTGATCCGGGGCCGGTGTACTTTTCGATCCCCGATGAGGTCAAAGTCATCGCCACTTTCGAGCAGTTTGGGGAGAAGCCTGAATGATCCCCCAGCGCCCTATGTTCCCCCACACCTTCGACAGCACGATGCTCGCCGCCTTCCGCTCGTGCCCCCAGAAGTTCTTCCGCACCTACGTTCAGCACTGGAAGCCCAAGTCCGAATCTGTCCACCTTGTCGCCGGCGGGGCTTTTGCCTCCGGCATCGAAGCCGCTCGTCGTGCCTATTACGAGCAATCCCTCCCCCGTGAGGAAGCTGAGGCCCTCGGCCTCGCCGCCCTCATGCAACACTACGGCGACTTCCAGTGCCCGCCCGACTCCGCCAAGTCCCTCGAACGCACCGCAGGTGCCCTGGAGTTCTACTTTTCCCAGTACCCCCTCGGAGCCGATGGCGCCAACCCGTTGAAGTTCCGAAACGGCAAAACCGCGATTGAGTTCTCCTTCGCCGAGCCCCTTTCCATCCCGCACCCCATGTCTGGCGATCCGATCCTCTACACCGGCCGCTGTGACATGATCGCGGAGTTCGCTGGCGGGGTCTACGCCGTGGACGAGAAGACCGCGTCCTCGCTCGGAGCAAGCTGGGCAAAACAGTGGGAAATGCGTGCGCAGTTCACCGGCTACCAGTGGGCGGGGCAGCGCGCCGGTTTGAACGTCCAGGGTACCATTGTCCGGGGGATCTCCATCCTCAAGACCAAGTACGACACGCAACAGGCGATCACCTACCGCTCCCCATATGAAGTCGACCGCTGGCTTGCTCAAACCGAGCGGGATATTCGGCGGGCAATGCAGATGTGGCGGGAGGGTTACTGGGACTTCGCCCTCGACCACGCTTGTGCCGAGTACGGCGGCTGCAATATGACCAACATCTGCAAGTCCGCGGAGCCGGAGAACTGGCTGCCTATGTACTTCGAGCCCCGTGTGTGGGATCCCCTGGCCCGGCGGGAACTCACGATCCCTGAGTGGGAAGCAAGCTGGGGGCATCAATCATGAGCTGGATCACCCTCACTATCGCCGACAAGTTTGCCACACCCGGCCATCAAGTCATCGTCGCCAAGCATCTCATCGACAAGGTCGTCGATCGCTCCGCCACTCCAGACTTCGCCGCCGGCAGCACCGTCCAGCTTCTCGCAATCGGGGAGGTCTATGTGAAGGAGACAGCGGCTGAAGTGCTGGTGAAGTTATCCATCGGCGTTACCCCCGATTAACCCACCGGAGTTTATCATGCCCCTCCGCAGTCCTGACTCCCCTTCCGACCCAGACCTCAGCCGCCCACTGCCACCCAGGCCCCCTCTCCCTCCGACTTCCCCTCAATCCGCCAAACCTTCCTGCCTCCACCCATCCTGGTGCATACTCCCCCACCACCCAAACTACCTCCGCTGCCCCGGTTGTGGTTCCGTCAAGTTTGCCCTAGCGTGCCATGCCCGCCTCGTACTTCCTCGGCACCCGTCTGCTCGGGACAGGTAACGGCTACCTATGGGCAGACGCCCAGCCGTGCATCCGTTCGCTCGTCTTTGTCTGCCCTACTTGCGGGGAAGCCTGGGGGCGGGTGTTCCAGCCTGGGCGTGAGTGGCTTCCCATCCGCCGTGGCTGCTCCCTTCACCCGGACCTCTTGGACGTGGGAGGTTCCTTCATCCACCCATGGCGCAGCGGATGCCCTTCTGAATTCCCTGCGTCCGTCTTGTCCTACGAACTTCAACTTCGCCTTACCCAAGCATGACCACTCCCAACCCCTCCCTCCCCGCCCCGAAGGTTCTCCTCATGGGCCCTTCCGGCACCGGCAAAACCCACGCCATTGGCACCCTCGTTGATTCCCTCCCCACCGGCGAGGTCTTCTACTTCGCCTATGAGCAGGGCTCCGAGTCCCTCCTCGGCTACTGGGCTGACCGTGGCAAGCCGATCCCCCCGAACCTCCACATCTGCACAGTCCGCGGCCACAACGCCTCCTTCCTCGACATGGCTGACGCGGTGAACAAGGCCAACACCCTGTCCTTCGAGGCCCTCATCAAGATGGCCGATGGCACTCGAACCAAGTACAATCAGCTCGAGCAATTCCTCCGCAACTTCAACGACGTGACCGATGACACTGGCGCCAAGTTCGGCGCCGTGAACACCTGGACCCCGAAGCGCTGGATCGTCATCGACGGCCTCACCGGCCTGTGTGATTCCGCCATGAAGGCCTGCATCGGCGGCAAGTTCGCCCGTGACCAGAAGGATTGGGGGATGGCCCAGGGTATGATCGAGGGCATCCTCCGCAAGCTCACCTCTGAGTGCCTTTGCGGCATGGTCCTGATCGCCCACGTTGAGCGGGAAACCGACCCCAACGGCGGGGGATTGAAGATCATGGCCTCCGCACTTGGCCGCGCCCTCGCCCCAAAGCTCCCCGCCATGTTCGCCGACGTGATCCTCACCAAGCGCCTCGGCCGGGAGTGGTACTGGGACACGGAAGATCCCACCGCCGACCTCAAGACCCGCAACCTCCCCTACCAGTCCAAGATCTCCCCCGACTTCAAGCAGATCATTGCCAAGTGGACTGGCCGTGGGGGTGTCGTCTAACCCTTCCACAAACCAATTGACAGCCCCGGCGAGATCCCCGACACTACCAATCCCAACACGAACTGCGCTGCGCCGCTGAGTGCCGTTCGTCAACAAACCCCAGCGGCATCCACTCTTCCCCTTCCTTCCCTTTTCCAGGAACCACTACCATGTTTTCCCCTGAACAATTCCTCGACATGACCATCACCGAGTCCAACGACACCAAGGCCACTCCGGTCCCTGTCGGCGAGTACACCGGGATCATCGAAGAGGTCAAGCCCCGCAACTGGGTTTCCAAGGCCGACCCCTCCAAGGCTGGCGTCGCCCTCGACATTATCTGGTCCATCGACGACTACGAAGTCAAGCAGGCCCTCGGGCGCGACCGCGTGACCGTCAAGCAGGGTGTGATGCTGGACCTGTCCGACTCCGGCGGCCTGGACATGGGCAAGGGCAAGAACCTCGGCCTGGGACGCCTGCGCGAGGCTTGCAACCTCAACACCCCTGGGCAGCCGTTCTCCTTCTCCATGCTGGTCGGCCGGCTGGCCAAGATCCGCGTCGAGCACCGCATTGCCGATGACAACATCTTCGCGGAAGTGAAGCAGGTCGCCAAGATGGCGTAATCTGTCAACGATTGGCACCCGTAAGGTGCCTGGAAAGGTTAGCGCCCCTCCCAGACTTTAACCTTTCCACCCCTTCGGCATTCCCATGCCATCCCTGCAGCCGAACGACGCGGTTTCTCCTCCCGCCGCGGGCTGCAGGCTTCGCCGAAGGGGTTTTTCTTTTTAGTACTTGCAGCGAGGCATTTGCCCATGCACCCGGACCTTGGAATTGTAACTCCGCGCCAATTTAATCGACCCGTGGCGCGTTTTCCGATCCGGGGTGTGCTATCCCCCGCCCATGCCACGGCGCCACAATGGCGCCCCGATTCCGTCTACGGCATGGGCATTCCCGTAATCCCCGCAACCCGTGCCACCGTGCACTAAACCCCCTGGAGTATCCACATGGAATCCTTCGCCTTTTTCAACACAATCCCAGCTTCCGCCATCCTCATATCCCCGGCTCGCCAGCGCCAGGAATTCGATCCCGAGGCCCTGCAAGAACTCGTCGTTTCCATCGAGAACAACGGCTTGATGCACCCCCCGGTCCTGCGCCAGGAGGGCGATTCTTTCTACCTCGTCGCTGGTGAGCGCCGCCTCCGTGCGATCAAGCAGATCTTCGAACTCGGCGGGAAGTTCATCTGCAATGAGGTGGAGTTTTCCTCTGACCAAGCCGTCATCCCCTATGTCGCCTTGGGCAACCTCTCCCCCCTGGAAGCCGAAGAGGCTGAACTCGACGAGAACCTCAAGCGGCGGGATCTGACGTGGCAGGAATTGGCGTCGGCGCATGATCGGCTGCATAAGCTGCGCACCGCCCAGCATGCGTTGAAGGTTTCCTCGGCCTCTGGCGTTACTGCCACGCCCACCCCCTCCTATACCATCGCCGACACCGCCGAGGAACTCACCGGCCGACGCGACGGCGCCTATCAAGACAACCTCCGCAAGGAACTGATCGTCGCGCGCCACCTCGACAATCCGGCCGTCGCCAAGGCCAAGTCCGCTGACGAAGCCTTCAAAATCCTCAAAAAGGAAGAAGAGCGCGCTCGCAATATCAAGCTCGCTCAAACCGTCGGCGCGACCTTCAACGCTGACAACCATCAGCTCCTCAACACCAACTGCCTTGACTACATGCGGCAGGTTGCCGAGGGTCCGGAATCGGAGAAGTTCGACGTGATCCTAACCGACCCTCCCTATGGCATGGGGGCGGACTCCTTTGGCGACGGCGCCGGCCGCTTGTCGGGGATCGAGCACCACTACGATGATTCCTTCGAGGCCTGGATGAAGCTCATGGATGGCGCCACCGGCTGGTGTGCCCTGTCCTACAAGGTCGCCAAAGCCCAGGCCCACGCCTATGTCTTCTGCGACATTGACAACTTCGGCTTCCTCAAGGACATGATGCGCGCCGCGGGCTGGTACGTCTTCCGCACCCCACTCATCAACCACAAGCTCAACTCCGGCCGCGTCCCTCTCCCGGACCAAGGCCCCCGCCGCCAGTACGAAATCGTCCTCTACGCCATCAAGGGGAAAAAGCCAGTCACCCACATCTACCCTGACGTCATCACCACTTCCGCCGACGAGAACCTTTCCCACGGCGCCCAGAAACCCGTCGCCCTCTACCAAAACCTCCTCCAGCGCAGCGTCCGCCCTGGTGATCGTGTAGCCGACTTCTTCGCCGGCTCCGGCACGATCTTCGAGGCCGCGCACACCTACAAGTGCTCTGCCGTCGGCACCGAACTCAACCCTGAATACTTCGCTATGGGGTTGAAGCGTCTTCAAGCCTTGAAGTCTTCCGAAACCCCTGACATTTTCGGAGGCCTGTGATGGTACTCACCAAAAAGGAACTCGCGGAATTCACCGATCCGATCCAAGTTGCAGTCCGTGCCTACTGCCACGCGAGGAGTGAAGAGAACCGGCTTCGTCTGGAGATCGAGATCATTACCTCATTGCAATCGGCTTTCCTGAAAGGCCAGCGTTCCCCGCACCGCCTGGTCGAATCTGCCTGCAACCCTCCGAAAGCCTAAGATGCAAATCCGCCCCACGGGCCCTGCGCCCGCTAAGATAATGATCGTCGGGGAAGCCCCAGGGGAGCAGGAAGTAGCCCGTGGGGAGCCTTTCGTCGGATACTCCGGCCTCGAGTTGTCGAAGATGCTGCAGGAGGCCGGGATTATGCGTTCCGCTTGCTTCCTGACCAACGTCATCCGCACCCGCCCTCCGGGTAACGACATAGGTGCCTTCATCGCCGAGCGCAAAAAGGACATCACACCCCAACATGGCCTTGTCCGTGACAAAATGTGCTTGCCGCCGGTCTGGGAAGGGATCGAACTCCTCAAGCGGGAAATCGAACTCGTCCGGCCGAATATCATCATCGCCTTGGGAAATGTGGCGATGTGGGCACTTACCGGCAAATCCGGGATCACAAGCTGGCGGGGGTCAACCCTTCAAACCGACCTCGACCTCGCCTTGGACTATTCCCCGAAAGTCCTCCCCGCCTACTCCCCGTCCTCTATCATGCGGCAGTGGAGCTGGCGGCAAATCCTGGTCCACGACCTTCGGCGGGCTAAGGCGCAGAGTGAGAGTCGCGAGTTAATCCGGCCGGATTACTATTTCATAACCCGCCCGGATTATGGCACCGTTGTCAGCGTCCTTTCCCAGCTCCTTTCCCAGCTCACCTCCGGCCCCAAGCGCCTCGCCGTGGACATTGAAACCCGCGCAGGCCACATCGCTTGTATCGGATTCGCCTGGTCACGGCTTGAAGCCCTTTGCATCCCTCTGATGTGCGTTGAGCGAGCTGATGGCTATTGGACTTTGGAAGAAGAAGCATCCCTGATGCACCTACTCTACCAAGTCCTCACCCACCAGAATTGCGAGGTCATCGGCCAGAACTTCTCCTACGACGCCCAGTACTTCTGGCGGCACCTTCACTACCTCCCCCGCCTAAAACACGATACCATGCTCGCCCAGCATGTCTGCTTTTCCAACATGCAAAAGGGCCTCGATTTCCTCTCCTCCATGTACTGCCAGCACCACGAGTACTGGAAGGACGATGGGAAAACCTGGGACGAGAAGACCGGCGAAGACCAGCTCTGGCGCTACAACTGCCAGGATGCTGTAATCACCTTTGAAGTCGCCGCCGTCGAGCAAGCCAACGTCGATTCCATGCGCTTGCGCGAAGTCCACGACTTCCAGCAAAAGCTCTTCTGGCCCGTCCTGCAGTCCATGAACCGGGGCATTCGGATCGACCACGCGAAGCGGGCAAGTTTCGCCATGTCCTTGCTTGATGAAATCTCCGCCCGCGAGCACTGGCTCCACACCGTCTTCGGCCAGCCCATCAACATAAAGTCCCCGAAACAAATGCAGGAGCTGTTCTATGGAGAACTCGGACAGAAACCTATCCTGGGACGCAAGACCGGGACGGTCACATGCGATGATGAAGCGCTTGGTCGAATTGCTGATCGAGAACCTCTCCTACGACCTGTCGTCAAGAAGATTCAAGAGCTTCGCTCACTTGGAGTTTTCCTCTCCACCTTCGTCAATGCTCCTCTCGACGTTGATGGTCGAATGCGTTGCAGTTTTAACATCGCGGGGACTGAAACCTACCGTTTCTCCTCCAGCAAGAACGCTTTCGGCAGCGGACTCAATCTGCAAAATATCCCGAAAGGTGGGGGCGACGATGACCTCGAGCTCCCTAACGTTCGAGCTCTCTTCATTCCGGACCCTGGGCACACATTCTTCGACATTGACCTCAGCAGTGCTGACCTGCGAATCGTGGTCTGGGAATCCGACGAGCCTGAATTCAAAGCAATGCTGAGAGCCGGTGCCGACCCCTATACCGAAATTGCCAAGGAGTTCTACCATGACCCTACGATCAGTAAGAAAGACCCCCGCCGTCAGACGTTCAAGTCCTTCGCACACGGAACCAATTACATGGGTACAGCTAAAGGTCTTGCCGAGCGGCTTGGCTTGTCTGTTCATGAGGCTGAGAAAACCCAAAAGTGGTACTTCGGGCGGTTCCCACGGATCAAAAAGTGGCAGGAAGATCTCAAGGATCAGGTCTTCAAGCGCCGCATGGTCGAAAACGTGTTCGGCTATCGCCAGTACTTTTTCGACCGGATCGAGGGGACGATCTTCAACCAAGCTGCGGCGTGGATCCCTCAGTCGACAGTCGCGTGCTTGATAAACCGGGCGTATGTGAATATCTTCGAACAGCATCCATGGTGTGAGGTGCTGCTCCAGGTTCACGACTCCCTCGCCGGGCAGTTCCCGACACACCTTGGCGATTGGGCTATCTCGAAGGTCGTCGAAGCCGCGGAGATCCCCCTCCCCTACGACGACCCGCTCGTGATCCCCGTCGGAGTCAAAACATCAACCGCATCCTGGGGCGACTGTGGCTAAACGGAACTTTAATGACTGGCTTACTGCATTCCTTGACTACGCCAGCCATTCCGAGGCCCCCCGGCATATGCACTTTTGGTGCGGGGTTTCCGCGGTAGCGGGGGCTCTTCGCCGCAAGGTGTGGATTGATCAGGCATACTTCCGCTGGTACAGTAACATGTACATCTGCCTGGTCGCCCCGCCGGGGATTGTGTCGAAGTCAACCACGGCGAGCATGTCGATGAACTTGCTTCGCCGGGTGCCGGGGATTAAGTTCGGGCCGGATGTGGTGACCTGGCCTGCGCTTGTCTCAGCCTTTGCGGAGTCGGCGGAGGGCTTTGAATACAACGGAGACATTCACGTCATGTCCGCCATGACCCTTGAATCTTCCGAATTCGGCAACCTGCTAAACCCCCAGGACAAGGAAATGGTTGACCTCCTCGTTTCCCTCTGGGACGGCAAGCAGGGCGAATTCAAGAAAAACACAAAGCACTCCGGTAACGACACGGTACAAAACCCGTGGATCAATCTAATCGCCTGCACCACTCCGGCCTGGATCGCTGGAAATTTCCCCGAATACATGATCGGCGGGGGCTTCACTTCCCGGACGATTTTTGTCTACGCGGAGGAAAAGGCCCGCTATGTGGCGTACCCAGGACTCAAGGTCCCTAAAGACCTCGACCGCTTCGCAGAGAAGCTCGTCGAAGACCTGACCGAGATCTCCCAGCTAGTCGGGGAGTACAAACTATCCCCAGCTGCAATTCGCTGGGGGGAGCGCTGGTATGAGAACCACTACTCAGTCCGCGCTGCAAACCTAGACCCCGAACGCTTCGGAGGCTACCTCGCCCGCAAGCAAACTCACATCCACAAGCTTTCCATGATCCTCGCGGCTTCCCAAGGCGATAGTCTACTCATCGAGCCCGAGCACCTCGAGATCGCCCACAACATGGTGACGGACCTCGAGCCCGACATGCAATTCGTCTTTTCCAAGATCGGGCGCAGCGAGGCCTCCCTTTACACCGAACGTCTAGTCACCTTCGTCCACGCGAAGGGCAAGGTCGGGTACCAGGAAGCCTACCGCCATGTCCACACCCACTTCCCCTCCATGCGGGATTTCGAAGACATTGTTGCCGGGTGCGTCCGGGCTGGCTACATCAAGCTCCTCCAAACCGGCGCTGAACACTGCATGATCCCGGACCAACCCCTCCCCGCCGCGCAAGCCGGCAACCGTTCCATTTCCCTGTGAGTCCCTTATGGCCAGACCTGTCACAGTCACCAAGTACGAAGCCGCCGACGGTACACTGCATTCAACAGCGACCGCGGCGGCCCTTCACAATCTCGAGCGGGATGCAAACTCCCTCTACGCAACCGACCCGATCAGCCAAGCAGTTGATTGGGAACCAGTCTGGCGGTGGCTGGTTCGCAACCGTACTGGCGTAGAAAAGCTCTACAAGGAACTTGATAAGTTGGAATGAGGCTTCCGGCAAAACCCTGCGTCCAGCCATTGCAAAGCAGCGAGTTCCCCTGGCAGAACCGTCCCGTCATTTCCCAAAGTAACAGGCACCAGTCGTTTCCCAGCGGCTAGTGCCTGTTTCCACTCTGACGCCACTTCTTGGGATTGCGCGGCGGCGGGGGACCAGATCAAGAAAATCACATCGGCCCGGCGGATAGCGAGGGAAACAGCGCGCCGCCATGCCATCCCCGGGCGGATCTCAAAATCCGTCCACACTGGCCCGTAAACCGCCGCCACATGGGCGAGACAGTCCACCACGGACCGATCCGCGCGAGCGTAGAGGAAAACCGTGAGCGCATGGCATTGCCCAGCGGCCAGTAACAATCCCACCAACACCCATTTCATTTCTCAACCCTCGAATCCAACGGAATTGGCCGGCTCCGCCTCGACACCTTTTCCCACAGTTTCCGCAAGGCCTGATGCTCCTCATCCCGAGCCCGCCACGCCTGGATTTCCTGGGCAATTTTCAAACAAGTCAGCAAGGTCGTAGCGAGCCCCAGCAGGATACTCATCCCACTTGCATCCCCGACAAACCATTGCCAAAACCAGCCAACGGCAGAGGTAACCCAGCTCCAAGATACTATTGAACTAGTTTCGCTATGAGGGGTAGGCATTACAGCACCGAATCGGCTTGAATGTTATAGAAACCCGTAGCAATTATCTGAGCGCCAGCTGCATCAGCAGCAAGTTGCACAGTAATGTCGGATTCAGATTCACCAGAAGATCGTGCAAGCCCCCATGTCCTTGCAGAGTCTAGCTGTAGCCATACCCCTGTAGAAGAGCCTGTTGGAATAGCTCCTGTATAGGTAGCCTTAATCCAAAAGAAATTCCCTATCCCGGGAGTCGTAGGTTGATACCAATTCTGGAAGTTTGTAACAACCCCTCCCACAGACTTGTGATGAGTCCCGTCGGTACTGAAAATAATGTGAGCAGATGCAGGCGTCGGGGCTACCGTCATATGGCGTGCCGTGCCCCCTTCAAGTCTTAGAGAAGCCCGCCCACTGACTATAGCACAGATAATCCCTGTCATACGACCCCCGTGATGGCAAAGGTATTCGTGGCCACGCAGACAAGGGAAGCAAGACCTCTTTGAAGCAAAGTTCGGTTCCCGGTGAGTGCCGACCCCGCGAAGTACATCGTCACCCCGCCGCCCTGCGTGATGGTAATACTCGCCGCACTGTTGTTGAAAATCAGCACCACATCTCCAGCGGAAAACACCCCACTCGGCACCAAGACATTCGCAGTCGTCGATACACACCCGGCACTATCCCCTGCTACAAGGGTATAGGAAGTTATCTTTACAGAAACCGGTGCTCGACGCGTCCCGACTTCCAGCCCCCCGACAGTATTCGGGTGAACGTGGTCTGCCCGCGCCATTCTCGTCGAAGCCCCCGCAGCCGCCGTCCCCATCTGCACAGGGACAGTTGAGGCAAGCTGCCCCAGGACAAACGCTGTAGTCGCAGGTTTTTGATTATTCGTATCAACCGCTGCGGTTGTGAAATTCTGGCCAAAGACATAGTACTCCCCGGCGGCTGTCCCGTCCGCTGCCCCCGTGTGCTTCCGCCCTCCCATCGGAAGGTTCGCGCTGGGAGTCGTCTGCCCATCCTTTGCAATGACATTCGTCAGACCTGAAATCAGGTCATTGACAATCGCGTTGAAGTACGAAGCGCGGATAACCTCGCTAGCCACTGCTGGGTAGGTCGGCGGGGGGAGGGCTTGAAAGGTTCCAGTTCCATTAAAAGGCATGATGAATCTCCGTGGGATTACTTTCTATTAACGTCCGGGGAATTCGCACCAGTCTGCGCCGACACCGCAGCCCCTTGCCCGACCCCGATCAGCGTCAGCGCTTCCTTGCTCATCGCAAGTTGCTTGGACAATTTGATGAGCAGATCAACCCCCTCCGGCGTGGTGAGGATCTTGTCGAAATCGGCAAAGGCGTTGTACATGGTGTGGTCTTCAAGTCGGCGGGCTGCGCGTTCAAATGGCAAGAAGCCGAAGACCCGCAGGGCATCTGCCCCGTAGTTCTTCCCGCCGAGGCGGAAGATTTCCTCGCGTGCAAGCCCACCAACCTTCGTCGTATTTGTCAGCGCCTTCGTGATCTGGGCAAAGTTCTCCAACCCCTTCACCGCTTGTGCCGGGTTTTGTCCGTAGGTCTCTGCGATAGATGCGACAGTATCCTTTGCCCCTTGATACTGTTTCGTGTTCTTGAGCATTGAATCCCAGATGCGCTTCGCAGCGTCGGAATTCGTTGCGGGGGCTCCTGCAATCACAGGGTCAAAGGCCTCCGCAACCTTCCCCGAATAATGCGTCTTCGCCGCATCCGCAAAGGCTTCCTTATCCACTTTTGCCAGCTCCTTTGCAAGGACGCGGACTGGGCTGGGCCCCTGGGGATCCACGCCCTGCTCGAAGATCTGCCTGACCTTGGCAGTCGAGGCTTGCGTATCCGCAGCGTACCCCCGCTTCCCTGCCAGCTGCCCAACAGGCCCTTGCTTTAGTGGGTCAACCACATCCTGACTAATCTGGGCATAGCGTGCGGCGGCCATCTTCGTTTCTGGGGAGGCATTCCGAAGCAAATCGGTCAACTTCCCTGCAACATCCTGCAACTGCCCGTTCGTCCGAGCATCGTTTGGGGTCAGCGGATTTCCCTTGTAGGGCCCTCGCAGCGATCGAATCAGTTCATCATAATCCAAGGCCAATTCCGTCTTACCCCCGGTAGCAGGAAGTGCCTTGATCTTCCCAAGTGTATCTTTGATCGCTGCTGCCGCCTGTTCCGTCACACCGGGCTGCTGCAGGGCTTCAGAAAGCTGATCCGCAAACGCAGTGCGGAAGTTATTCCCAAGTTGCCCTGCCTTTTCGTAAAGCGGGCGAACGGCCTGAGTTCGGGCCTTCTTTGCCGCATCGACTGCCTGCGTAGCAACTTCCTGCAAATTGTTCGCAGCTTGCCCAGGGTCATATACCCTCCCCGGCATCCTGGCGATCGTCGTATCCGCCAGCACTGACAGCTCAGACGGCTGTGCCCGCAGGGCGGCTTGCACCCGATCCCCAGCCTTGTTATTCGCCAGCACATTCCGAACTGTCGTCATGTTGCCGGAGCGGGCTCCGACCGCCGATAGTGCCTGCGCAAGGTCCATGGAGACGCCTTGCTGCTGCGAGCGGTCCATCAACGCCTTTGCCAACTCCAGTTGCCCAGGTTCAATCCCTTCCAGGGATTCCTTGGCCAGATCTTTGACGTTCGGAGCAAGCCGGCCGATGCGATTCATGCCTGCGGCAGTCAGCCCTCCGGTAGGCAGTGCTCCGCCGGCGCGTTGCAAGGGACCTTCGCCGAAGAGCTTGGCCGAAGCCTCTCCTCCGACGTTCCCGGCAATCTCCGCTACCGCAGCCCGTATCCCTCCGACAGGGCTTGAGAGGAATCCGCCAAGCCCCTCACGAGCGGCAGTGCCATAGCCTTCCTGCCGTGCGGGGAG